ATCGTTCGCCGATGACGAAAAGAATTCCTCAAGTGTATTGCGCTTTTCATCTGTCCAATGTATAACATTTAGAATTGTGCGTAGTGGCTGAAGAAATGATTTTTCAAACTGAGTATTATAGTCGATATAAGAATCTAAAGCAAACTCTTTTGGAAGTGTGCTTGGTGCGCTGATTACATTCTCATTTAACTTATTAGGCATCTTAAGATAACAGAACTTAATCTTTTCGCCGCCACGAATAAATTCATACTTCTTGGTCACGTTCATGGTAGTTAGATATTTATTATATGCCATAGCACCTCGAATATGAATAGGAATAGATTTATCAGTAGCAACATAATCATCTAGAGCTTGTGCTCCGCGTGGAAATGCAATATCATCGAAAGACATCTTATTGAATTTCTCACGAAAGCTTTGAATATATGTATGAAGATTATCCTCAGTACTCGTCATAATAATAGACAGCGAATTCTTAATAGCATCGCGGCAAGCAGATGGAGTCGATGACTTAACCGATTCAATGCCCATGATCTTCAATTTAGGCTCTTTATATCGAACACCTTCAGAGTCAAATACGTTTAGAATGTAACGTTTCTTTGCGGTCCAAATGCCGCGATTCGCGATAACTTCGCGCTTCATATTCATTTTTTGAGCAAATGAGTTGGTCCGTTCAGCAAGTACTTGATAAATTTTATCAATAAAAGGTTCAAGTTTCTGAGAAGATATATCATCCAAAAATTGTACAATTCTATCTGTCGAAACATGATTGATATTCTTGTATACCTGAGCAACAAGCGGGCCAAAATTAATATATAATGAATCCGTATCAGACGCGATAATGTAGTCAACATTATTTGTACCCATAATATCATTCATATATTTATTTATTTCATTTTCTGCCCAACGAATGGCTAATTGCCCACCAATCGTAATAGCAGTTGCTTGTCTGATATCAAAGAATCGAAAATACTCATTACCAATTGCACCGTATGCAGAGTTTAGCTGAATCTTCTTTGCCATCTGCATGTTCTTGTATCGTGAGATTAACTTAGACTGAACTTTCTTTTCTTTCTTATCATTCGCAGCTTCATATGCCTTCTGAGCTTCGATCATCTTCTTCTTATATCGAACTCGATCATCATACATATGCTGCATCATTTCCCCAAGAAATCCCTGCTTGGCATTAGAGAAGTGCCAACCATTTGGTGCTAGACTATGTTCCTCAATAATAGGCAGTTGGATATTCTTATCAAGAAAATCGTTTAAATCTATTTGAGTGTAGTGTTCAGAGATAGTTTCTGGACTAATATTATATTGCATGATAAGATGTGGATATAGACTATTCAAGTCAAACGATAAGACCCAATCATGCGCACCAATCATGGGCGATTTTACATATGCACCTTCATACGCTTCTGTTTTAGACTTGAAAGCTTTTGCCGCAGGAGTGACGATCTTCTTATTCCAAAGATGATTATGAATTAGAATGTCCCACATACGAACCTGTGAAAACACATCTGCATAGTTTACCTTTGCGTCGTATGCAAGAGTGAATACCATGTCAATTAACTTCATCTTGTCATCTAACTTATCAACCAATTCTACGTCATGGATGTTATAGTCGATGTACTTTTGAAAGTTGCGCTCATATAAATCTTGTAGATTTTCATACTCAGAATAATCTAACTTCTGTTCGTCAAGTTCTATCTTAGCAATGCTATCGAGTTTATAGGAATCTTGTTGAGTGTATGTGAACTTACGGTACATCTCAAGATAATCGAGGGTAGCTACGCCGGCAATCGTAATGACTGTATTTTCACGATTCATTACAAAGACTTTGTGTTCGGTCAATATCTTCCAGGGAGAAAGTCGTTTAGCTTCTTGCTCGCCGATAAGAACTTCAATGCGCCGCACAATATAAGGAATATCAAAGACTGCAACATTCCATCCAGTAATAACATCTGGATACTTACGGCACCATTCATCGAGGAATGCCATAATCAGTTCGCGCTCATCGCGGCATTTACGATACTTTACATCAGTACGATTTGTCTCATACTTACCGCATCCAAAAACATAATATATGTTATTCTTTTTGAGGGTGATTGCAGTGATCGCATTAGCTGCTTTCTCTACACTTGGAAATCCCTCCTTAGTCTCGACCTCAATATCGATATTGGCAACAAGAATAAGATCACGATCAAACTGAACTTCACCGGTGTATTCTTCATTGAGAAATGTATACAGATATCGAGTTAGACCCTGAACCTGGAAATTAGCTACATCTTCGTATCGCTTACTAAACTCTTTAGCTTCTTTGATTGAATCAAAGTGTATTGGCTCAACAACCTTGCCATGAATAGAACGCCATGGGCCAGTCTCGCCCGGTAAGAAGAGAGTCGGCTGATATTGCACTTTTCGCAAAATGGGACGATCGTTTTCATATCCACGTAATAGAATATGATCGCCCCACTGAACTACATTCGTATAAAATTTCATGATGCCCTTTCAGTTATACTATCAGTATATACTGAAGGACCTACATTGTAAAGGGTAAAACTGATGCTTTGGGTGGTAGTACAATACCACTACCAAACAACTGGTTGTATGCATTTATAAAGTCAATCGCTGGCTCATACATAAACAAAATATGAGACTCGTCTACTAGTATTTCTTTCTTTTCCGCAAACATCAGATAATCGGCCATTCCTACTTTCGGTCTCCCCGATTGATCGGCGGTTATCATAATGGCGGCAGGCTTTGTTAGCTTGATCTTGGTACGTTCGCCTTCGCCCAGAGAAGCTCCTTGGCAAATGCAGCCGACTCGGCTGCACTGAGCCGCTGTTCGGCCGCCCGTATCTACTAATGCAATAATATCATCACCGTTCACAAGTTTAATATTAAAAATATCCATAATATATTATTCCTTATTAATTATCGTTGCGACGCGGCAAGGCCGGTGGCATTGTCGAAGATGCAGTGCTAGAAGACATCTTTTCTTGGCCACGACTCCAAGCAGCTACACCTAGAACTGCGCCCATCGCGAGATGATAAAGTCCTGCACCTTGTAGTGTTAGTGGGTTCCATTGAGTAACTGAAACGTTATTATATGTCTGAAGAAGTGCCCAGGCGATAGGAGCAACAACAAAATCAAATCCGCACGTTGTCATATATAACCATCCCATCATGGGTCGCCATTTAGTATTGATCCAAGTTTCTACAGGTTTTGGCGCAACTGGTGCAACTAAAGTTTCAGCCGGATCTAGTTCTTCTATTTTAGACATTTAGCACCACCTTTGCGTGTTCGTAATGATTTATACGATTCTCAAGTCCAATGTAGCCGCCATTGATTCTCTTTGTTATTGACTTCATATCACCAGTATCTGCAAGTTCATTTAGGCGATTTTTTTTCCAGAACCAAGCGGCAGATCGTGCAGCACCTTCTGGAGTCTGTAGATAAGATGGATCATTTATAAGATCAAATCCAAGTTCGGCACCGCAAAGATCGTAATTGGTTTTCCCAGTCAATTGAATCAATCCTCTTCCGCAATATTTCCATCCATCGCCAGATTCTTCTGAACCATTGCCCATACGATTTGCGTATACGCGATTGGCAATATTTTCAGGATTTCTATGATATTTCTTGGCATCCGCGACGTTGAAATATTTAGGAAATACAGCCTGTAGACCATCTGAGCTATAGTTTAGATTTTCACGAACACTTTTCAAATTACCACTTTCATGACAAATCTGGGCTAGAAATGCAGCAAGTCTTTGTGGTGTGTTAATCTCAAACTCTTCGCATGCAGACTCTATAGCATGCGCATAGAGTTGTACAGATTCATCGGAGGATTCAGGAAGACATTGTTTAAGAAGTTCTGGAGTTAGCATATTAAATACCTATAAGAATGTGTCGTTGCATATGATTTATATCAGATATCTAATGCATTAGTTAGATTTGGTGGTGTATAGTTTGGACCCTTAAGGACCTTTCCGTCTTCGCGATAGATAGGCTTACCATCTAATCCTAGCTTACTCATATTAGACCGGTGAACTTCACTAAAGCACTTATTGAGATTAATACCAAAAGCATGGCCTGCGCCATATACAACATATAGAATATCTGTAAGTGCATCTGCTATGTCCACTAAATTGGCATCAGTAATCGCATCATTAAGTTCATCTAGTTCTTCGGTGATAAGATTATAACGTAAATCCACTATACTGTCGCTAGGAATACTAGCAATCGTCTGGACTTCTTGATTATACGCATTCATAAATTTGCGAACCATATCAAAGTTTGTCATATTGTTTGTCATATTGTTTGCCATATCAAGAGATGTTTTTTTATGTCCAATATTATACTTCACATTCAACTGCCATTTATCTTTTTCCTTGAAGGGAATGATCTTAATGAAGGATATCGGGCATTTATCTTCATTCGAAATGGGCTTTACCAACTTAATTAGCTTCCATTCAGAAAGTAAATCGGCAATCGTATTCCGGCGCCGTCTGTCGTCATCTGAGAAATTGGTAGGTTTCCCATCAAGACCTAATAGTTCCTTGAAGTGGACAATAAAATATCGTTTCTGCTTATGAAGAATATGACAAGATTGATATAATTCATTTTTATTTCTTGGTGCAACACCAATACGAGTTAGAGTCTCACGTATCTTTAAGAAATCATCAGGTATATTGAGTGTGACTTCAACCAAGTCATTTATTAATTGCTCGATCATGTTTAATTCCACCCTTATCAATTTTACTATATATGGTGGACATATCTTCAGCAGTTAGACACTTCAGTGCTTGTTCAGCAGTTGATCTATTATACTTAAAATATTCCATTACAGCTTCGAGATCATTATTTGACACTGGCTTAGACCATTTGGCAAATCTTTTTCTCTTACGTAAAGTATTTAGTAAAAAATCAAACTGTAATTTACTATCTAGATGCGCACATAGATTCATTTGATTAGCTTCTAAGACTGCATCGATGTGATAGGACAGAGAACGATTCACTAGGAATGGGACATAACTCTTTTCCGATAGTTCGTCATTCTCTGTTCCTCGCATCATATCCTTCTTAGAAAAAGATAGGGCATCTACATATTCGAATGGATTACTCACTTAGAAAACTCACAATCCACCATAATCTGAGTCATGCATGCTGCCAGATTAATTTCCTGGTCAACTACAAACGCGGCCTTATACTGATAGTCTGCTAGAATAAGAACCAATGGTGGTACTGACTCAGGCTTTAGATAGTCATAGCATGTATCATATAGCTTGCGGAACAGTGCGCTTGAGTCCATAGAACTGTTAAGACCAATCCACTTACGCATTGTATTGAAATCCTTACTACGAATGGCAGTAAGTAGATCCTTAATGTCAGCATCTACAACTTGAGCGAGTATTCCGGAATCAATCTTACCGTTGGAAGAATATCGCTGTAGTTCATTCAGTACTCGGCGCCAATCAGGGAAGTACTTAGTGATAATCTCAGCAATTACCTTCTTATCATATGAAATAGATTCCATTTCAAGAATATCGCAGGTTCGCGCAAGAAATTTACCCGCTAGATCAGCTTTTTGCTTGCCGCTGATCTTAAAATCTATGACTGCGCATCGCGAATGTAGCGGTGGAATGATACGATTCTTGAAATTGCAGGTTAGAATAAACCCGCAGTTATTCGAAAACTCTTCCATGAAAGTACGAAGAGCGGGTTGAACAACATTAGCGGTTAGATAATCTGCTTCGTCTAGAATAATATACTTACGACCACCCATCATAGACATTGAACTGGCATAATGAAGGATATGAGTTCGCAAATCTCCAATAGCTACATTCAATGAACCATTGAATATGATTGAGTCGCATCCAATTTGTTCCAGCATGGCACGTGCCACTGTAGTTTTACCTACACCTGGCCCACCTGTCAAAAGTAAATTTGGAACGAACTTATCATCGACGAATTTCAGAAACGTCTTTTTTAAATCATCTACAAGAACGCAGTCCTCGATCTTACGAGGACGATACTTCTCCACCCAAAGCATATCTGTCATCACATTCTCCATAACCATAATAAAATGGGAAAGCTTAAACTTCCCATCATCTCTTAGGAATTATCACGATTTCACGTAAATTATTCTTGAATACGTTGGGAGCAGTTACTTTTTCGTTCGAGAATTCTCGGTAGCCACAAAGTAACTCACATCGCCCGTCTTCGATTTAAAGTTGGCAAGACCTTGAGTCGAAATAGTTACTGTGTAATCACGAGGAAGTAGATGCAGATTTTCCATACGAAAAATAGTGCGATAATTAGTAGGAGCGGATCCGACTGGAATTTCCCAAGAATGTGCGGCATCATTTTTAGTATTGTGTGCAGCAAGATAAGTCTTACCGTTGCGACCGACGAAGCAAATTTCAGGTAGGCAAAGAATACTTGCAGCCCGAAGTGCAGATACAAGTGATTTCTCCTCAAGATTCAGAGTCACATCAATAGTTGGTAGCTCAATATTCTTATCTGGCGCAGATACGATCGATTCCTTAGCTGCATATCGATATGCGGCTACTGCACCAGTACTGTCTGAAATTTGAAGATCATTCTCATCAGTAAACCCAAGTTCTGCGTCATTGAATGAACTTAGAATTCCTAGAAATTGATTCAGATCATACAATGCGAATTCGCGTGGCATGGTTTCTTGAATGTTAGCAATAGCCATAATAGACTTCTGTGAATTTACAGTTTTAAGTACAGAACCCCGCCGAATGAGCATAGA